GCGACTCGTTGTTTTAAAGTGTTAACGATATCGACCAGGGCCTTGTAGCTTTGATAGGCACCTTCGCGGTTCTCATTTTCCCCGGGCGCAGATGTAGCGAATGACTGGAAGGTCGTTTCGACCAAGTCATTAACTACTGAGTCAAAGGCTTCACTTTGCAGTAAGACCTCTGCTGCTGTCCCTTCGTTTACTAACTGCTCTTCTGTCTTCATTTGTAGTTTGTCTCCTTAAGACACGCACAAAAAAGCCCACCGAAGTGGGCTAGAGTTTCTGACTATCCTTAGCCATTTGGTGAAGCAATAGCAGTGATTTCTTCGGCCTGTTGTGCCAGGACCAATTCCGCTATGTTCATTTCTTTCTTATGATCCAACTGGTCTTCTTTGTGATCTAACTGGTCAGTTGCGATTGCTAGTTGGTTCTCGAGTTTCATACGCTCGATCTCATTCTTCATCTCAGCCATTTGCATTTCCATCTGCAGCTTCATCTCGCCAACTGCCGTCTGGCGTTCTTGTAGTTCCATCTGTTGCTGAAGCATTTGCTTCTGCATTTCTTCAGCTGGATCGGGCTGGGGCTCTGGTAGCTCCTCTGGGTTCGTGAGGTATGTATCTACATCCTTGATACCTGTCATCGTCATGATCTTCTTAGCCAGTTCGTACTGGTTGGCCTGTTGGTACATCACAGACAGGTTTGGGTCAGCAGAGAGCATTGCATGTAGGTTTAAATACTTCTCAGCCTCTTTCTGCTGCTCACCGTAGCCCAGGTGCATCTCAATAGTGACATCACGCTTGTCTTTCCAGGCGCGAGGATTGACCTCTACATATTTTCCCGACAGCTCAACGATCTTGTCCTGAGTCTCATTCTCAACACACAGTAGATATACTTCTTGGAACAGTGGTTTGACAAACTGTGACGCAAAGTTACGAGCAATTATCTTCTGGCGCTGCTGAGACATAGTGGCCAACTGCTCAACCATTGCTGCAGAGTTTTGCTGGCTTAGTGCATCTTTATTAAGTCCCTGGCTAATCTTGCTGACACCAGTCGTATCCTCCTTGTCCTCATCCAACATTGCTATTGTCTGGAAAATAAAGGGGTTTAAAGGTGCCTGCATCATCGGTGAGATGGCATCAGGCCGTGTCACATTGACTAGGCCACCTACGCGGTTATCGATAAGTTCTCGAGGGTTAGTCAGTGCGCCCTTAAGCACAGTGTATCTAGGGTTATTAGTAATCATTGCGTGGTCAAGAATAGACCGGGTTAATACTGTCCGTGCATTCTGTGTCGCAATCACTTTTGAAGAGTAGTTGTTACCGTAGAATGTGTGCGGTACAGGAAGGGGACAGAATGTTACAAACGGTCTCCGGGTCGCCTTTGATTTCTCCAGTAAAACATTACCTGCCTTTACAACACGGTAAAGTTCGGCTTCACCTGTAGCCTCAACATCAAGCATTATGTAAGCTTCATAGACCATCACCGTTCTGACTTGGTCCTGATATCCGGCAGAGTCGAACCCGCGTCCATTGCCTATGTTTTCAAAGCGAGAGAGGACCTCTGAATCGGTCTCCAGGTCAACATCGCTATGCTCACCTATCTTGTCGATATCGGACTCTTTGTATCCCATGAGTCGCAGCTCACTGATAGTCTTTTTTGTCCTATGGGCGCAGAAATTAACATCGTTAAGATTCTTAGCCTGAGATTCAATTAGAAACTCTTCTGGAGCGATATTCTCTATAACTACTTGGCTAGTATCTATTTCAATACTTATAGTACCTGTGTGAAGACCCAGATCATCTTCCTCATCCTCTACTAACTCAACATCATCTTGAGCCAACAGCATGTCGAGCTCGTCTTCGGTGAGGTCCTCAAAGTCTTCATAATCGTAATCTTTAGATTCTTGCCAGAACACTTTAACTACCCCAACGCGGGCGACTAATCCATCAAATATCACGCTGCTCATGATGTTGTACAAGTCGTTCTGCCTGTGGCAAACATAGTCTGTGTATTCCGTGCATACTTGAGCCATTAGTACATCGTCTTGATTCTGTGCCGCAAACTTTACTGTCTTATTACCGCTCGAAAAGGTTTCAAGCAAAGCAGCCCGGAGCGACTCGACTGCATCATAAACATCTAGAGAAACGTACTTACTATTACCATCGTGAATAGGCTTCGGCAGCGTCCCGTTGTAGTAGTCGATGACCTTACTACGCTCTGTACTTAGCTCGCTGTCCGAATACCCCACGGACCTACCGATGCAATCATCGATAAGAGTGACGATGTTCGTGTCCTCGAGTTTCTTGTAGTCTTTTTTAGCCATTTTTATACCATCTCAATATAGTAGTTGTCGCTAGATTCCACGGGTTCCCAGGCGCCCTGGTGAACATGATTTGCTATTGCCAAGCTCATGACACAGTCATCAAAGCAGCCTGCCTCAGCCTGCATTGCGCCTGACTCAGTGACGATGTAACTCATCATCTCTCGCACGGTCACCTTGTCGTTAAGCTCAATCTCCTTTTCTCGCATCGATGCGCGGAGTTGGTCAATAATCAATGGCTTAGTTTTCGAGGTGGTTGTAAAACCTAGTTTTATAGTTTCTCGGTCCGTTAGTTTGTCTACCTGAACCTCTGTGAAAAAGTTTGGATATGCCAAGTCTTTACCGAGGCGTGTGCAGGTCAAAATACCGTGGGAGTTATTTTCCACAGCGATTAAAGCATCGTTGTAGTAGGTACCCAGTGCATACAGTATCTCGGCAAAGTAATCGGGATGAACATGCGCTCTAAAGCAGGCTACTTGCCGTTTCTTCGAGTCTAGGACCTGAGCAACGCTATAGTCTCCGTCACGAAGGCCCATAGCCGGGTCAGCGCCAATGCAGTAGCTTTCGCCTGGGACGTGTTTACGCCAGGTAAACAGTTCACCCCTCGCATTGTCACGCCACTCCTTGTCTTCCCAGGCTAATCTCTGATCGAGGTCTCGCGTGTCTGCCAAGGAGCCTACAAGCTGCTCCGGGTTGAACACTGGGCGACCGGTGTTTCTAAATGCAGATTCGGGCGAGGAGGGGTACTCCTGATTAAACAGGTCGAGACCGTTCTGGGCGATCTTCTTCCTTCGGAACATTAACTGTTCATCGTCTAAGTCATACTTGCCAGCTAAGTCAACTTCTTCAGGAGATCGCTCAAACTCAGGCGTAACTGGTTCGCGGTACTCAGGACCAGCAAACCAAGGAATAAACACAGGCACAAAACCGTTACTACCATCAACTGCACCAGCCCACAGATCGTGAAAGATGCCTGTAATACCGTTCGCTGTACTTTCGACAAAAATGGCAGTGCCTGGCGTATTTGGTACAGCCTGTGTAAGGCCATTCCAGTTGTCGAGTGCAGTACTCTTTTGCCAGAATGCAAGCTCGGAAGCGTGGACATGTGTAAGAGTTTCACCACGGCCAATGCTCTCGCCGCCAGCCGTTGCCACCACAAAACTAGAATCAAGTACGTCAAAATTCATCTCCCGTCTCGAGGAATACTTTGTGTGAGGCTTTAAGATGTCAGGACAATGCTCATGGAAGCGTTTGGTCATATCAAACAACGCCCGGGTAGAGTCTGCATGGTGCGTAATTACCATAGCCTTACTGGCTGCCCTTTGGCTGACACTGAAGTATAAGTATCCGCCAGTATAGGTACTCAGGCCCTGTTGTCGGGCTTTAAGAATAATAACTCTGACCTTACCTTCGGCTGCTACCTGTGCAGTTACAGCTTTGTCTAAGATGGCTTGGGCAGTGTTCAGTTTTAGCGGGGATATGTCGCCTGACTTGGTTCGTATCTTTAAAGCTGCTTTTGAGTAAAAGCTAAAATCAGTGAGTAGTCGTTTTCGTATCGCTTTCAATTTCTTGTTCTGGTTCATCACTAATCTCATCCTCGATTAAAAGTGAAGCCAAGAAGTCTTCGGCCTTATGTATTGCAACGTCCGATTTGGATGCTGGCTTTGACTTTGTAAAGTCTAGGACCAGACGGGCTGCTGCCAATCGTTCTCGGGTCTCACCCACAAGTCGCATTACTTCGACTGCAGTTTGCAGGGCTTCTTTTTGGTACTCATCTTCAATATTGAATTTTTCTGACATGATCTCAGTTATCCTTTTTGCGTCTTTTTTAGCCTTGGCTCTCATTGGCTCAATAGTTTCTTTTCGATAGCCATCTGGAACCCCTTTGGGCCGACCAGGGTTTTTCCTAGGCTTGGTTGACCACTGCCGCCTTTTCTCTCTTCCCTCGGGCGTTTCCATTAGAGTTGAGAAGTAGTTCTTTTTGGGAGCCTTTTGTGGGTGCAGTGTGGGCTTTGGGGGTGCTTTTGCTCTTTGCTTTCGGGGCTTGGTTTCTTCCATTGATCTCACTCTCTATCAGTTCAGCAACAATTGCCCTGCTACCAGATGATTGGTGACAGAACATTTCTAATGGCATCTCAGACAAAAGCTCAGTGAGCATAATGCTGCGCTGGTCCTGGCTGAGAAGCTGACTGTTTTTTATACACTGGATTGCATCGAGGACATCTAGGATTTCTATTACTGTAGCTTTCATTGCATAACTCTCCTTATGCTTTTAGGCAGTGAGTGCTCCTGGTTCAGGTGTTAACGCACCAGGGTTTTTCTTTTCTTCTTCGTCATCTTCCATCTGTGCAACACCAGCCATAATAATGGCCAAGACAGTCACAATAGGATTAGCATGGAATGACACAGGGATTTTGCTTGAGTTAAAGTGATCCCGGATAAACTTGGCAGTCTCTGGGGCTACCTTTTTCATTAGTGTCGGATTCATCACATAGAGAATGATCGGGTCTACTGAGAACTCAGCGTTGTTACGCTTGTACTTAATGTAACCTGGGCTACCCTTGTAGTGAATCTGATAAATCTTACGATTAATCGCTAGTTGCTCTGCCGTACTTACACTGGAATCGCCTTTAGCTTTCATCTCATCAATAAACTGCTTCTCCCACTTAACGGGGGAGTCCCTTAGAAACGAAGTGCCTAACTCAGGGGCGTTCTCAAAGAAGACCTCAGTTTGATCCTGAATAGTTTCTATTTCAGCACGAATCCTCTTGGCTTTTTCCAAAGTCTTATTGTTGGAGACATTGGGAGCTGCTAGAGAGTTTGCTAACTGTTGAGCGATTTCTGCTCGTAGACTATTCGTGTTAGTCATTGTGCTGCCGGAGCTTTCTGGATGAAGGTTACTCATCCTGTTCTTACCTGGACGGCCAGAGTTATAAGTGGACCTGCTTTCGAGTGCATGACCGATGTTCTCGTGGATCATTGTGATCAGGAAATCTAAATTGGTAATAGGCTGGCCACTTGCATCCTCAGCACCTGCTGCAAGTACCTTGGCGACTCCATCATTGTTACCAAAGTCTATAAAGTTTCCAATACTGGTGTCTTGGGGGTCTTTACCAGAGGCTGTCACATAATCTGAACGATTGTCGAAAACCATAGGTATTATATTTAGGATTTCTGCAATCTGGATAATGTCAGCTTCGGTATTCACGCCTTTTTCAAACTTACTGCCGGGCTTACCAATAGCAACCTCAAAAGCCTCTTGGGCTTTGGGCATACTATCTTTGGTATTGGCAGGGGTAGGGCGAGCCATGTTGGGGATTACATCGGGCTTCCCGAATGGGAGGTCCAGTTGTGCGGAGTCTAATTGGTTAAGGATTCCACCATCTACTTCTTGGGTAGGGCGTTGAATTCCTCTGGAAGAGACGCTTTGGCTTCCGAGTTGATCCCCTCGGGGTACGCTATCTGCAGATAGTTCTCCTGCGTTAGCTCGAAGCCCATCTTTCTCATTGATGCCAAAATTGGGTCGCTCAGTTTCCCATTGGGCTGCTCTAATATTGCCTGCTGTTTCATATACTTCCTGCCTCGCCTGTTCTAGGCTTAGTTTACCACCTTTATAGTCTTCCCAGATAGCCCTTACAGAATCGACATTCTTTTTCTGCGCTTTCCATTCTTTCGGAAACAAACCCCTGGCCGCTTCCCAGGTTATAGACTGCATTTCACGGGGAAGGATACCTACTTCTGCAGCAGCCCTGCGGTATGCTTCTGCGTAAACACCATAAGTACCATAGCTTCCTACATTTGCACTGTCTGGTGTACCAAAGTTATTCACAACCTCAATAGACTTTTGAGAAAGCGGTAAGAATAAAGCAGCGGCTACGGCATGGGTATCTATGGTTACGTCACCTTGATCACTATTAGGAGCCAGGATATTGTTGTAAAAGTTTCTTCTTTTGTGACCTTTGCCCATTGATACTGAAATCATCTCTTTTGACGGTTGGGCAAGTATCCGCATAGCAGTTGCTATTGGCGCTAAATCAGAAAATGCAGCTTTTGTTTTACTACCGTCTTTGTTGGTGGCCCAGTCCGACAAGTCTCCTTCGGGCGTGACAATTTTGTAACCTCTCTCCTCGGCATTAACAACGTCATAAAACCTAACAAAGTAGGCCTGCTCAACTGGGTCTAATTCAGAAAGAGTTTTTCCACGAATGGCTGCAGCGTATGCAATGTGCTTTTCTTTGCCTTTTGGGTTTTTCACTGCTTCAGCAAATGTCATCAAAGCTTCATACTCGGCATCGCCAAATACAGTGTCTTGGTGATTGGTCCACATGTCTATTGTTCGTACACCTAAATCGTAGTTGATGTACCAGTCTAGCCCTGGACTTAGAGCAGACATTACGCCTGCGACAGCCTCTATAGTTTGACCATAATCATCTGCGGTTTGCTGAGATAGCTTGTTTGCTCCGACATACCATAACTTTGCACGTTCCCGGTATTCTGGCGAGACACTGTCATAGAGGGCGAGTAAATTACTCTGGGCAAATTCGACAGTTTGCTCAAGAAATTCTTGGTCGTTTTTAGGCTCATTAAGTAAAGGTATGTAGGGCTTCATCTTTGCAACAACCCTTGGAACTAGCGTTTCATCTTGATTTATTAGTTCCAAGCTCACAGGCCGACTGTCTTCGTTAGAGTCGTACAGGGGTTTTGCGCCAGTTGGCATAGCAGGGCTGATTCTAGATTGTTCGTTTGGGCCTAAAACACTAGGAGCACCCAGGCTACGAGAATCCATAGGATCACTTAGGTCCTGGACTTCATCCTGTGCAGTTAGTACTGCCTGTTTACTTTCCTGCTGCTGAGTCACTCGATCCATGTACGGTGCCAGGTACTTATCGATTGCCTCTGGCGAGACATTCTGCTCCTGAAGTCGTTTGTACATACTCTCGAGCGTAGCAACTGGGTTAAGCCCTAAATCTAACTGAAGGTCTTGCAGTGACTTAAGTAGTAGGGCTTTTTCGACTTTGGTAATGCTTCCGTCTGCGTTGAGCTCGTCACTTAGTGCGGCTGCGGCCTTACGGTTGTTCTCGATGCCACGCTGGTAGTTTTCTTCCTGGCGGCTAAGTTTTACCTGAGCACCTTGCTGTGCCATACCGCGTTCTCGCTCTATCCAGAACATGTTGTCTGGGTTAATGCGCTTCTTCAACATCGAGATCAAGGCGTTGAGGTTAGAGACCTCCCCACCTCGGACTATTGAATTTTGTGCGGATATGGCTGCATCAACAATTGTAGTATTTGGCTCTGTCTCGATGACCTGGTCTAGCAGACCCATAAGCTGCTCAGGGTCTTGTCCAAGGATTTGAGACATTTGACCAACTGGACTTTTATCGTTGGGTAAAGCGCCCTGGCTGTTAACGTATTCGTTGAGGTCACCCTGGTCCTGAGCTTCTTGTGCGGCCTGTGCTTCTTGTTGAGCTTGGGCTTCTTGTTGCAGTTGTACGGCCTGTATTTTCTCTTGCTCAATACGAGCTTCTTCAGCTTGGCGTTCAGCTACTTCTTGATTTCGCAGACTTGGGCCAGTCGGCTGACGCTGACCGGGATTACCTTGATTCTGTGCAACATAGTTAGCTACGCGGCTCCTGCGCCCGGTCAATTTGTCGATGGCTCTGCCGCCAACAAACCCACTTAGTTGTGCTGCTGTCAGAGCAGGGCTTGCAATGAATCCTGCCATTGAGGCGTATGGAGCAATGGCTTTCTGTGCTGCTTGTCCTGAATAATTTGCGCTACCACCTAATGGGTTTAGGTTGTCAGTGAATCGACTGATACCACCAGTTAGACCATTAGAATAAACTCTGGTTAGTTCGTTCATCTCATGCATCAGGTTAATTGCTTCCTGACCTTCAGCAGTGTCTCCGACCAGTTCTTCAAATGCGGCAAAGTCTTCTGCATCCACCACGTTCTTAACTTTATTTTTTGCCTTTACTGCCGCTAAGGATGCATCAGATTTCTCGATGACAGTATCAAACCTGTCGGCTTTGTCTGGGGCTATTCTTGCTTTTAATAAGGCTACGAGTGCCTTTAGACGGGCAGACATGTCGCTGTGTGCGCTGTCAATAACAGCCTTTGCGCCTGATGGAGAATCAGCGTCCACATCGCCTAAGTCATAGGCCGGGCCGTCTGCATTTTGAGATGCTTGGACTTTACTGGTGAGGCGCTGTGCAAATGCTGCACGGGCTTGCAGCTCACGCTCAGTTACGGGCTTGTTCCCGCCACCGGAGACTAAATTAGCTGCTGCATTCACCGGGGAGAGGGCAGCATCAACAGCAACTGCTGAACCCATGCCTATAAGACCTTCGCCTACAGCATCTCGAGGACTTACCTGAAGACCTGCGTCAGTATTGAGACTTTCACCAGTCTGCTGCACGACACTCTGTGCAGTTTCAGTACCGCCCTCAACTACTGCACGTTTAAACATGCCCGACATACCTGGTGCAATAGAGTTGAGTAGACCAGAGCCCGTGGCAGTGCCTGAAGCCCAGATCCAGTCATCCTTGCTAGGTACACTGCGCCCATTGTTTTCTGCTCTTTGCAAAGCTATAGGTCCGAGCTGCTGCAGACCTTCAAAAAGTGCTGGGCCTGCGATAGCGCCAACTGTTGCGCCTCCGGCAGTACCTGCGCCAGGTATTACTGAACCTGCAGCAGCGCCTATTCCCATTCCCGCTATGCGAGTAGCAATCGATCCTAAAAACTGACCCATCTGACCTACTGCAGCTTTAGGTAAGTACTCAAAATTGTAGTTTCCATCACCTTCCATGAACTTAGACGCTGCACTTTCACCAGGGACCGCATCAACAGCATCCTTAAGCGACTGACCAACGCCACCATACCCCAAAGTTTCGGCTGTAACACCGATCTGCTCTAAAGGTTGGTCGATACCACGTTTAAATTCAGCACCAAAGCCTTCAAAGGGCCCGTCTTTAGGTTGGGAATTGTCCGCTGCAACTTTGGTCTGATACGCAGCCATTGGGTCAACGGGTTGCTGTGGTTGAGCTGCTGGCTGCTGCGCTGTGTACTGACTTTTGTAAAGGTCATCAAGTGTTTTAGCGTCATCAAAGTTACCCTGCTTGAAGGCATACTGTGCGGCAGTTTTAATCTCGTCTAATGAAGGTATTGCTGCTGGCATAGAGGGCCTCTTTATAGGGTTTTATTATGAAGTGGGAGAGTTGTTTTTCATCGCGTCAAGCTGAGTCTGAGTCAATGCACTTGGGGCTGCTCCTGACGCTGCAGTTGGGGCCGTGTATCCAGAAAAGTTAACTGGGTCGGTTGCACCAACGCGAGTACCGTTAGAAATTCTTTGGTTTATTTGAGCTAACCAACCGGACCTTTGTTTCAACCAGGCAATCCACACATCCTCTTGCTGGTCCATTCTAGGAACACCAGACCTAAATAGGGCCATCTCTTTGTCAGATATTGCACCGCTGGTTTTTGCAGTTTGTAACAAGGTGTCGCTAATTATTATTTCTTTTATTCTGTACCGGAATGCTTCTCGTTCGGCATCGCCAAAACCCTGACTATCTTTTACGGACTGTAGAGTAGAATCTAAAGGGCCCGTTACAGTGTCGCCATACCTTATGAAATCTTGTATCGCTTGGTCATATTTAATCTGCGTATCGTGCATGTTTTGAATTTCGGCTTGCTTTTTTAGTGCAGCAGATGAAGTGGTTTGTTTTATCATTCGAGCGACTTTGTTTTCTTCTATTTGCTGGTTTTCAGCACGTTCGGCTTCGAAAATTTCGGTAGAGGTAGATCCCATTGCGCCAACTTGGGCCAAACCGCCTTCGGCATTCATGATGTTACCTCCGTAGCGACCCATCTTTTCAGCAAATGACATTTCCCAAGGCTCTTTTTGAGCAGGTTGCGGTGCTTGTTGGGGCTGCTGAGTCTGAGGCTGCTGCGGTTGCTGTCTGGCTGCTTCCTGTTCTTCTGCGCGTTGTTGTTCTATTTGAGCGTGTTCTTCAGGGATAGTCAGGGCAGGGGCAGCGTCTCTGGCAGGCATTGCATAATCGCCATTAACGTCTGGAGCCATTTCGACTCCATCCATGTACTCATAAAATCTTTTTTGAGCTTCGGGCGTTAAGTTATCGTCTGGCCCATATAGCGAAAGTGCTGGTGCTGGGGATGGGCCCACGTTGCCAAAACTGATTGGGCCATTTTGGTTAATTCCAGTTGCTAGGATTGGTCCAGGGTTACCATATTTAGAACTATTAAATCCATTAGGATCGCGTTGGTAATCTTCCCATGCCTGCTGATAGTTTTTCATGAACTACCTCCAGAGCCTAATTTTTTGCCCATAGCGTAGCCTCCTTGGGCACCGCCAATCATTGACATCACTGTATTAGGCTTCTTGAGCGGTACGACAGACGATGATGTGTAATCTGCATCGCCCAAAATACCCTCGCGGTACTTAATTTCTTGGTCCAGAGCAAAGTCTCGATTGCGCTCGAAACTACTGCGCTGATCATTAAGTGCGCCCTGGTTATAGTTACGGTAATTCTGACCCGCGCCAAGCATCATGTTGCCAGCGGTACCGATCTGGTTCATCCCGGTGTTAAAGCCACTGTAAAGACCCTGGTTGGCCTGCATCGCACTATTAAATTGGTTCTGCTGCTGCGTCAAATGCTTGTCCATCTGACTGCTGTTGATGCTGGCAGTCATGTCCGAATATCGGTCACTCATACCACGGTTAGCGATTCCCTCAGCTACACCTGCGCGGCTGCTATTCATGTTACCCATACCACTGGCAGATCGATTGATTCCCGGGATGGTTTGCTCCGTATGCTGCCGCATAGGATCGCGCATAGCCGCATCAATTAGCGGCTGTGATGTGTCCATTGCGTACTGCTGTGCAGCGCCCATACGGTCCTGACCTGCTTGGTCATATAGGTCCTGATAGTTACTCGCAAAGCCTCTTGATTGATTTGCAATGTCCCTAGCGTTGGCACCCTGCTCGAGACCCTGATTGGCCATATAGTTATTGCCTAGCTTTTCGTACCCATGCATATCGGCATACGTTTTACCGTTATAAGCACCTTGCTCCAGGCTAGAGTTCATCGCATCTTCGCCCCGGTCATAAGACCGCTCGATGTAGGGCTGCGAAAATTCATAGGATGCCATCTCGTCATCGCGCTGCTGCTGTATCTGTGACCTGCGTTCTTTAGCCGATTTGCGGCCCTGAGCGGCTCCATTTATTGCAAGTGCTACTGGTAGTGCTGCTGCCATGATTTACCTCAATCTGGGTTATCTAAAATATAAATATCGTGTTTTTTACCGTCAGAACATGGGGCGTTTATGAGTAACTCAAAACCCATCATCTCTAAAAACTTACGGTGTTTCTCATCGCCAGACGTGTGTACTGTTAGCAGAGGTTCTGTGCGAGTGGCCATAAGTGTGGCTAAGTTTTCTAAAAGTTGTTTCTTAATAGTTTTGTTGTACTTGTGAACTTCCAAGTGTATTACTGTGTGATTCTCAACTTGCTCGAAATGCGCGATAAAGTTTGGGTCAGCCTTCAGTAAGGTTCTCATGACGGTTTCGTTGGCCACACGACATCATCGATAGCTGTGACGCTGCTATTGTCAGAAGGTACATTTCTCAATGCGATCCTATAAGTAGCCCATGCTGCTTTTACACCAGCGTTAAAAACGACATCTGGAAGCTGCGTCCAGTCGGTACTGGTGAGCATCTGATCTCTCGTTACTCTGACTGATGCCAGGATAAGATCGGTGGGACTTGCGAGATTCATTAGAGATTCCACAACGCGGTTGGAATCTGCGTCATATGTCTGTACTACCGTCTGTATGAGGTAGTCGATATCGCCAGTGTATTTTACAAACTCTACCCATCCACTGGGGACTTCTTCAAAGGTCTGCGGTGATCCGCAAGGGACTCCATTTTCCACTCTTACATACATGATCATACGATACCTACTGTGGTTCCTGACCAATGGGCAGTACCAGTTCGAGATTGGTTAGTAGTTGAAGTGCCGTTATCTGCAAACATCTGAATGGACACTTTAAATCTTACTGCCGAGGTCGTGGATGGCGCACTACCGATAACTGGGATTGTGGTCCAAGAGTTACCTCCAGCAGCCGTCTTATGGCGCAGAGTTTGTATAGCGGTATACCCGCTCGGTGAGCCGTTAGTGAGCGTGGCGTACTCTAGTTTTACATAAGCAGTATCGGTAGCAAACGCTCCGTCAAAGATCATGTTGAGAACTGGAACATGGGCTTTAGCGCCACTGTTCGCAGGACAATCAACAGTCGTTAGCTCGACATACCCAGCGGATGTGCCACCGAAAGTCTTTGAGGCGCTCCCTGAGAAAACTGTGGTGGCACTGATTGTTCCGCCTACGTTGCCCACGGTCAGATTCTTGATATGCGCGGCTTCCATCGTCACCACGCCATTGGTGATGTCGAAAACCTGATTGCCTGCGAGTCCT